TTTTCAATTTTGATTTTCATTGTTTCCGCCCTTTTAAAATAAAGTTAGTTGCTTCTGCTCCTCGTATTCCAAACCATGTTGCTTTATATATGTTTCAAGCTCTTCAGCAGTATCAAATGTCTTTTTAACGCTTTGCCAACCTGGCACGATATGCCCATGAAAGTAATAAGTGCCGTTTACTACATGAATATGTGCCACTCGTTCGTTATCTTGATACAGATATCTCTTAGATCCAAAGAATTGATTTAGGTATTCTTTGCGTGCGTTATCTGTCATGGTCATCACTCCTTTTAACAATTAGGTAGACCAAACGACATGCATTCGTCGTATAGCTCTTCATTACTTATGCTTGTCTTATAGTTTTCAATCATATTGCTAACTTCTTTATGACTCATTGCTTTAACTTGTTCGTCTGTATATTTTTCGCAGTCTTCTAATTCCAGTTGCTCCTGTAATGACATCACATATTCAACTTGTCTTTGGGTTGCCATCGTTAACCCTCCCACAAGTCAAAAGCTCTTTGGACGTAAAACTTCGCCTTTGCTAAATCCTCATGACCATTCTTTAACGGTGCTCTAGACAAGTATTTGATTGCATTACCTATTGCGAATGCTAGTTGAGGTGGATACTGTGCCGTAACCTGTTCGATAAAATCTATAATTTCAATGTCGCCGTATGTGTAGTGCGCTGGTTGCTTAACATTGTCTTGCGCTTCGTTCATATCTACTTTTCTGTTACTGATTACGCTCATTATGCTTCACTCCATTTCTTGAACATTTGGTTATAAGTGACATCGAACCAGTACGGATCACGTGAATGTTTTTGTGGCGTTCCATCATAAAGCCATGGTCTTAATCTTCTCTTTCTTTCCTGTTCATATTCCGCTCTCACATTTCGTTGGTATCGGTTCAAAATCGCTTTTTTTCTGATTTTTTCTCTCCCTTTTTCTTCATCTTTTATTTGACTCTTCATATATTCAACTTCTTCTTTAGATTTTGAGTCCTTTCTTCCACACAATAATTCATCGCCGCGCATTTTATGTTTGTATCTATATCTAAGAAGTTCTGGAGATATATGATATTTTTCTGAAACTTCTCTCAATGTCATTAGTTTTCCTTTAATACGCACTCTTATAACTTTTCTTCTAGCCATCATTCCACCTCTAAATCTAAAACCTTGATATTTATAACGTTATATTTTAATAGTTCACCTGGATTATTAAATAAATAGTCCGCCAAATTTTCTTTTTCTTTATCAATCTGATTGTAATTAACACTTTCGACTTCTGTAGGAATTCTAATGTCAACAGAAGCATTGATATAAGCTTGATGTTGCATGCAATCACACTCCTAATCCTTCATATAAAACGGAGAAGTAAACCCGTCACTATTCAAATTCAATCCTTTTGCCCAATCAACAGGCTTATTCATGATAGTTTCGATTTCCTTAAGTCCATTTGAACCTCTAGGTATTTCTACAATTACTTCATCATGGACATGGCCAACTATTTTAAAACCTAATGCTTCAAGCCTTGCTATAGAAATCGCAAGTAAATCCCTTGCAGTTGCTTGAACAATATTCTCGACTAACTTCCCACCATACGTTTTTAACTTTGACCATTTACGGTTAAGATCTAACCCCATAAATTCAACAACTTGACTACCCCAACTATTTTCACCAACTAAAGCTTTTGGATAAGCTAAAGCTCTTCCACTAGGCAGTTCAATCATTAGAAAACCTTTTTTCATATAAAATCTAAGTCCATGTGTATGATGCGTCTTTCGGGATTTTACAGTATTAATTGCAGCCTCTTGGCAAGCCTTCCAAAAATTAACTATGTTAGGATTTGCGTTACGCCAACTATCAACTAAACCTTGTAACTCGTTTTCTTCAATGCCCATTTCCAATGCACCCATTGCTTTTAAAGCTCCAGCGCCACCTTGATAGCCTAAAGCTAATTCGGACACTTTTCCTTTTTGTCTGAGAGGGTCGCCTTTAGTTATGCTTTCTACCGGTACATTAAACATTTGAGAAGCCGATGCTTCATATATCTTTCCGTGTGTGTTGAATACATCTAAACGCCATTGTTCTTTTGCATACCATGCTATGACTCTTGCCTCTATTGCAGAAAAATCACTTACTGCTAGTTCATTACCTTCTTCAGCAGTAAATGTCGTCCTAACTAATTGACTTAATAAGTCTTGAGGATGAACATTGAGTAATAAATCTAAATCATCAAAACGTTGTTCTTTAATAAGATCTCTTGCTATTTCTAATTCAGTATCTGAAATATAATGCTTTGTTAAATTCTGAAGTTGTACACCTCTACCTGCCCATCTTCCAGTACCGGCACCGTAAAATTGAAACAGACCTCTTACCCGTTCATCACTGCACATCATGTCATGCATTTTGTTGTATTTTTTCACACTGGTTTTAGACATTTGCAATCTAATTTCTAGCATTTTTTTAGCTTTTCCTGTTGCTTCTTTTAAGTACTCCTGAACCGTTTTCTTTTGTAAATTAGGTATATCTAATCCTTGTTCATCCTTTAACCAAGCCAATAACTGTGTAGGACTATTAGGATTTTCTAAACCTGTTATATGTTTAGCTTGTTTAAGCAATTCTTCTTTACTCTGCTTATCGAGCACATTAGCTCCTAACATCAATGATTTAGAAAGCTTAATACCTCTGTCGTTTATATGTTGGTCAAAAACCCAATATGCTTGTTCAATTGCAGTTACTGGAAAGTCTTTAATTTTATGAGCAATCGTCATTTCTACTTCTACATCTCGAATACAGTAATCTATAAATTGTTGCCATTTTTCAAGATCATGTTCAGGCAAGTTTCTTGTTCTTCCTCCATTAACTTTTGTTGGTTTACAAGGTATAGAGAAATAACGAATTAAATTTTTACCTGCTTTATCTTTTTGGCTTTGTAGTCTTAAAACTTCTCCAACTTTATCAAGCGAAGCAGGTAAGCCAATACGCATTGAATTAACCATTGTGCAAATCCATTCTTCAGGTGGCATCTGTTTATTAAAATGTTTAGCAAGACAAGTTCTTTCGAAATTAGCATTGAATGCATACTTTTTTACAGCAGGATCAAAAAGAGCAATTTTAAACGTCTCAAAATCAGCGTGGAAAGGCTCATTATCTACTTTAGTCATGTCAATCGCACTAATCGCTCCACCATCTATTGAATAAGCTATAATTAAAATTTCGAAATCTTCAGCTTCTGTGTATTTATAGGCACCACATTTCGAAATATCATTACTGCTATATGTTTCAATATCTATATTCATAAATCTCAAATTCTTGACACCTCAATTTCTTTAAAATTAAAGTGGGGCTAAAACCCCACCTATTGACTTATAAGAAATCCTCATCATCAGTGTCTAATTCATCAAAATCATCTTCTGCTGCACTTGCACCGCCAAGAGGTTCGCCTTTTTCTACAAGTTGAATGTTGTTCAATCCAACTGCGATACCCTTATTACCATTTGTGTTGAATGGAAATAAATTGATTGAAGCTCTAATATAGTCACCACTTACAATAGTTCCAGAATCCGTTAATCTAATTTTGTTTTGGTCAATAATACCAGGTGCTTGTTTGCTTGATGCGTTAATAAAATAAGCGTCTTGATAATTCACATCATCTTCTCTTTCAGTATCTCCATCACGTAATGGAAGTTTCAGATTTGCAGGAACTTTGCCTCCAAACTTACTAACTTTTCCTTCTTCTTTAGCAGCTTCTATAGCTTGTTCAATGGCTTTTATCGTACTTGTATCTGATTTAGGAATGATTAAACTGATTGAATACTTTGCTTCTTGCCCTTCTTGCATACTGTGAGGTTCAAAAATATGTGCATATGATGCTCTTACTTTTCCTGTAATCACTTTAGTTTTATTTAATACTTTTGCTTTCATGTTTATATACCGTCCTTTTTAATTTTTATAGTTTGTCAAAATCATCTTCAGCAGATTGCTTTATAGCTGGTCGTTTATCAGACTCGGTAGCAAGTGTTAATTTACCTTGTGGCTTTTCTATAAAGCCCTCTGTAATTTTAGAAAATGCTTTTTTACCAATTAATTTTTCTAATTTCGTAATGCTAAGTAACTTGGTTTCTGTAATATCTTCAGGTTTATAACCCGCTTCAACTAACTTTTCAAGCGTTGCTTTTGTATCAGTTATCATTCTTCGCGAACGACCTTCTACAAGCTTCCAACCAGGATAGTTTTTATCATTTCCTTTCGCTTGATCTAGCGCATAATGTTCTACTTCATCAGCCCATTTTTTGATATCAGGCAGTTTATATAAAAGTTCTGCAATCTCTTCATCACTTAACAAATGTGGTGGCTTTTGAGGCACATTTTGCATGTATTCTGCACGTGTTCTACATGAATGCTTTATCTTACAGAATCTACAATGACTACCTGCTTTAAACTCACCTTCACCGTTATAAGCAAGTCTGGCTAATGGTTTAACAAAATCGGTTCCCCATTGAAGTAATCTTGATATTGGTAACTCTTCAGTAGAAAAGTTATCTATTCGTGGTTGTATGATAGTCATGCGAACTGTATGAATGTCATACATTAAACTAAGCAGTTCATATGCGCCCAAGCCATATAATCTAAGTTGAGGATTATCTATAGCTGAAACTTCAATGCCTTTACCGTATTTAAGGTCAATAATTTCAAGTACACCACCTGAAAATATAAGGACATCACCAGTACCAAAAGATTCAGGGACGTATTTACCTAAATCCAATTTTGTTTCAAATAAAGCTATTACATCATTATCCCTACTCAAAGCTTCGTTATATTTTTCTTCTACATTAGCTACATACTCTTCAACATATTCACGCAACTCTTCACTGTAATATTGATTTCGCTTATAATTTTGAAAAGCTTTATTAAACTCAAACTGTGTTAGGCCTTCATATTTAAGACTGAAATATAACTCACTTAATTCATGGGCGAATGTACCTTCTTCAGCAAAAACTGAACTTTTATCTGCAATACCTTCACTTGCCTTAATACTCGGTGGGCAGTTTAGCCATTGTTTCGCACCACTTGCACTTAGCTTTGCATGAGCTCTATTTGAGTGATCTAGCTTCATGCATTAATTCTCGCTTCCATGAAATCAACAATTTTTTCATAATGTTCTTCTTTGATAGTAGATAGCTTATCCGCACCAAGTTCGTTAAGTTTATTTCTAAATTCTTTCTTATCAGAAGTATCTGCTTTTTTAAGGAACTCTTTTCCTACTGATAAAATATAATCTTTAGTTAAATCAGTAGACGTTTCCTTAACTTCTTCAATTGTTTCCAGTTGAGCTGTTTCTTCTTTTGGCATTGGTGCTTCTTTAACTTTCTCTTGTACGATTGATGAATCCACAGTTGATAGTTCAGTATTTAACACACGTAAATTCTTATTTAATAGTTTTAATTCTTCAAAAATATCTTCTAATATTGCCATTGATTAAATCCTCCTTAAAATTGGTTAGCTAGACGAATCATTAACTTGATACGATCTTCTATTTCTCTAGGGTCATCACTTTGTTCATTCAATCTTGCTAACAATTCAAATTGCTCTTCTAAAATTTCTTTTTTACGTTCGACGACAGTTAAATGTAATTGTGCTTCGATAACACGCCATTTTCCCCAACTTTCCATTTCAACCTTTCCTTTTTTCTTAAGTCTCGAAAGTGTGGATTTTGCATGTGTTTTCGATACTCCAAAAACTTCAACTACATCATCAGGATTGAAATTGTCATATGTTGCAAAATGTGATAGTATTTTTTGTTGTAAGGTCATATTAATAACTCCTTATATAATTATTTAAAACAATTGCTCATCTTGCACTGTTACTTGCTCCAACAAGTAGCAGTTTTTTTATTCTTCATAAAAGTATTCCTTATAGAATATGAATGTTGCGATACTTGCGAATCCTGCAATTGACCATGCTGTAGTGAAGTACAGCAATGGCATAAGAACAATCGCTAAGACTGTGAAGCATAGTACTGCTACTAGGTAGCTTTTATAAATGTTGCTCATTTAATATCCTCCTAATACCATTTTTTATGCTTTCTGATCAAATACTCTTCCAATTTAGAAATATTAATCAGAGTGCCTGTTGGTGAATAATCAATGTATAAATTTTCTACACCTAAATTATCTTTGCGGTAATATTTCAACCAGTTGTATACTGTACTTCTACATACTCCAAACAATTGATGGATTTGTGTAGGCGTTGCGTATAACTTTTTCACAAATTTTTCTTCGCCTCGATATGTGTTTTCTGGTGTTGGTGGTATTATGATTTTTGGCATCTCTATCACTCCTTTAGATAAATGTTAAAGTTTGTTATTATTCGCCCTGTATTGAAGTTCTCTATCTAATGCATAGAAAACTTTGTTTATTTCTAAGTAGCTGTAATCACTTTTTTTAATAAGCTCTAATATTTCCGCTCCTAAGTTACGTTCCTTTTCCGTTAAATAGGATGAAGAAGCATCAGCTTTGCTAGAAACTTGTGGGACGCCTATACGCAATCCTTCTGATCTTGTGTTCATTTGTTTATGCTCCTTTCGTGTATAATGTTGTTATCAACCTAAGGAGGTGATAAGTATGAAAGCTTGTTTATATCTTTCTAATGATAAATTTGTTGAAATCGATAATTTAGAAAAAGTGATAAAGTCAGGTCATCGCGGAACTGTTGAAATATCAAAAGAAAAAATTAAAAGTTCCTTGTTCACTAATGGCTCATATACTTTTGTTGGAGACAAAATAGTAGCTATCGCTTCAGCTAAAATCGAATTCATAGAATTTATCGATTAATCTCTTTAAGCAACTCTGCAACTGCTCGCAACAGTTCAGGGTTGTTTCTTGTTTCTAAATTACTGTTTGCATGTTTTAGTAAATTGAGTTTTAATTTACTTTTTTCTTTAGCGATTCTAAATTTTTGTAACATTTGTTGTTCCTCCTTTATTCGAAATCATCGATGGTTAATTCTGAAACTCTCTTTTCATAGATATATAAATAATAATTTTTGATATCTCTGTAAAATTTTGCTGCTAGGTTGTATTCACTTTCACTCAAATCTGAATTAAGCGTCACTCCAAAAATCGATAATGTTAATTTTCTAATATGATAATGAACATCTTGTACATAAGCTTTTTGATGAATTGATTCGAAGCCATGCTGATACTTTTTTAGTGGAATCGGATGATTGAGCTTCCTCAATCTTCCTAGCGACAAATCTTTTGCGAAATTGAGTTTTTTATTGATTTCTTCTAAATCGTCATTATTGATTCTTACTTTACTGAAAATTGCACCTGAACTGATTGGTTTCTCGCCTTTTATAGCATTTCTAACTTCTTTCGCTATAATTTCTTTCAACTCTTCTTTAGTTAACGTGATTTGTTCCATAGTGTTCCTCCTTTAGTTCAATTGTTTTGAACTTTATAATTAAAAAAATATACTTGTATTTCTTCTCTGGGTATAGATAATAATTCACAGGCTTTAGCTATTTCGGAATCTCTCCAACCAATTTTATCATTTAATTTTAAAGATAAACTTCGTTCTGATAAGCCTATCGCGTATGCAAAAGCATATCTATTACCATACTTTTCAATTATACGACCTATTAAAGCTGAATAATCAAAACACATCATGTCACCTCTTTCTGAGTTCAATATTTTTGAACTACATAAACCTTAACACGTTTAAAAAATCAATGCAATACAAAAGTTCAATATTTTTGAATTTTTCTATTGAACTTTTGTTCAACGAAGCTTATACTATAACTATATTAATGAAGGAGGAAAATTCATTGAACTCTACAACTAGCAACAGAATCAAACAAGCTATGAAGTCATCGAATTTAAAACAAATAGATATAGTAAACAAAGCTAAAAGCATGGAAGAAGAAACTGGTATCAAATTATCAAAAACTGATTTAAGTCAATATGTTAATGGTAAAGTGACGCCGGGTCAGAAGAAATTATATGTTTTAGCTAAAATATTGAATGTTAGCGAAGCTTGGTTGTTGGGATACGACGTAGAAAGTAAAAGAATTGATGATAAAGAAAGAGATAAATTTAATCAGCATCAAGAAACTATAGCTGGTCATGCAAATAAAGATGAATTTACTCCTGAAGAATGGGAAGAAATCGAAAACTTTATGCAATGGGTTAGAGATAGAAAGAAATAAGACACCAAAGGGGTTTGGCTCATGGGAAAATACGAAGAATTGCTTATGAAATGTGAAGTTGAAGTGAAAGAAACACAAAGAGTACCTCGAGGATTCGATGGTTGGTATCAAGAAGGAGAAATTTTTATTAGACCTTCCCTATCCGAAAGGAACAAATTAGAAGTATTATACGAGGAACTTGCCCACCACAAGTTGACGTATGGCAACATTTTAGATCAGTCGAAGTTCAACAATCGCAAGTTCGAAAATTACGCAAGGCGACACGGCTTTATCTCAGCAGTCCCGTTACGCGAAATTGTGGAAGCTTACAATTATGGTGTACGTAACTTGTATGAGTTGTCTGAGTATCTGCAATTGAGTGAAGAATACATATTAGAAGCAATAGAACAATATAAAAAGATATATGGTATTGGGACTCACTACGGCGAATACTCAATTACATTTGAGCCATTGAGAGTTTTTAAATATAAAGAAATATAAACAAAGGAGAAATTAAAATGAAAAGATTATTAGGTTTAACATTAGCGAGTGCGTTAGTTTTAGGCGCTTGTGGTAGCCACGACGGCGATAAGAAAGAGGAAAGCAAAAAAACTGAAACAAAGAAAGATAACAAAGATAAAAAGAAAGAAACTAAAGAAAAAGCAGAAGCGAAAAAAGAAAATGCTAATCAAAACGATAACAATAATCAAGTAAACAACGAGAACAACACAAACGTTAACAACGATCAACAAACCAATAGACCTTTAACTAAAGACGAAATATCACAAAGAGTAAAAAATGGTCACAATGTTAACGGCATGGTAGATGCAGATGGTAATACTTGGTACCAAGCACAAGGCGCAGGTGACGTTATAGGTTACACAAAACCTGATGGTACACAATGCACAGTTGGTGGTTGTGTCACACCTCAGCAACAAGAACAAATAAACGAAGCTAATTATAAAGAGATGGAAAAATATGGGTATTCTCGTGAAAAATACGATGCAATTCAAAAAGAAGCTTCTAAACTTCAACAACAAAAAGAAAATGGAGAAATAACAGCAGAAGAATTTACTAATAGGTATATAGAATTATACGACTAAGTATCTTACAATCAATTAATTGTATTGTGATTAATAACGTCTATTTAGTGATTTAATATAAATATAAACAAAGGAGAAATTGACATGAAAAAAGCAATCTTAACTTTAAGTCTTATATTTATTACCTACTACCTCACTTTTAAATATATGTGGATTAAAGAATTGAAGTATTAACAGCTTTTTATAGCCCTTTAATATAAAATTCAAAAACGCCTACTAGTGTAGACGTTGAATGGTGGTGAGAATTTTATGGCGGATAAAAACAAAAAACAAGAAGCTACCCGTAGTAACCCAATAAACAAAAGTTTTGAAAAGCCGGGTGCCAGCGAAAACTTAAAAAGCACTTTATCAGAAAAAGCTAAGAAAAAAGATTAATATTCATTCATTAAATATAAATCCAATTTAATTTGTTGTTTAAGGTCTACAAGTGTATGTTTAATATACAATTCATCGTTTGACGGTAAATCAGATACTTTGAAATCTTGTCGCTCAACCTCTAGTAAATCGAAATCGCTACCAGCTGAATTATAGGTTTTAAGTTCACCCTCTTCAATGATTCTGTTTTCAAAGTCTTTTATAACTATAAATACTGGTTTACCGTTGTTATTAAACAACTTGTCTCTTTTGTCTAATAAGCTTATACAATCCAATTTCATAAACTTTCTGGTTATATTAATTAACCAGATAATAAATTTAACAATTAAAGGATTAAATACAAACACTGTTAAAACAAAAATAAATAGAAACAAAATATTTGCTTTTAGACCTGTAAGCAACTGAATTAAATTCAAATTTTTTAAATCAACCTTATTAAAAATTATAAAACTATAAAACCATATCAAACATGTTTCAATAGAAAAAATCAATAATACAGGAGTATTGATAACCTTGTTTTTTTCACTAACTAAACCTATCATTGTTAGATATTTATATGGTATGTAACCTAAAACTCCTGTAAGAAGAAGCGCCCCTAGAAATTGAGTCATCTTATCACCTACTTTTTATTTTATTATAACACATTTAGTACCTAGTACTAAATTACGGGTAGCCCGACTACCCTTATTATTTTTTAATATTTTATAGAACATACGTTCTTGCAGGAGGTATAAACATGTGGATTGAAAAATTTAAAAACAAAAATAACGAGACTAAATACAGATACTACGAGAAGTATAAAGATCCATACACAGATAAATGGAAGCGCGTAAGTGTTGTGTTGAACAAGAATACAAAACAATCACAAAAAGAAGCAATGTTTCGTTTAGAAGAAAAAATAAAAGAAAAACTAAACAACAAGTCGTCAAGCGAATTAAAAACTTTGACTTTTCACGCGCTATTAGATGAATGGCTTGAATATCATATAAAAACATCAGGTTCAAAGTTGACTACTCTTAATAATATAAAAATAAGAATTAGAAACATTAAACGATACAGCTCTGAGAACTTGCTTTTAAACAAACTAGATACAAAATATATGCAGATATTTATTAATAAATTATCAGATATCTATTCTCAAAATCAAGTAACCCGTCAACTCGGAGATATGAAAGGAGCTATTAAATATGCAGTTAAATTTTACAATTATCCAAATGAATATTTGTTAACTAATGTCAAAATTCCTAAAAGAAGAAAAACAATAGAGGATATCGAAAAAGATGAATCTAAAATGTACAACTATTTAGAAATGAACCAAGTCCTACAGATACGTGATCATATACTAAATGATAATAAGTTACACAAGCGAAATCGCATTTTAATTGCCAGCATCTTAGAAGTACAGGCTTTAACTGGTATGCGCATAGGAGAACTACAAGCACTGCAGGAAAAAGATATAGATTTATTAAACAAAACTATAAATATAACAGGTACAATTCACCGCATTAAATACGAGGAAGGATTCGGATACAAAGACACTACAAAGACTATAAGTTCAAAAAGAAGTATCAGCATCAATTCTAGAACCGTAGAAATTTTTAAAAAGATAATACTGGAAAACAAAATGTTGAAAAGATGGAATTCGAGCTATGTTGACAGAGGGTTCATATTCACAACAAAAAAAGGGAATCCTTTATGTAATAATCAAATCGCCGGTGTGCTTAAGAAAACTACAAAAGCTTTAAATATGAATAAGAAAGTTACCACGCACACATTTAGACATACACACATAACTTTATTAGTAGAAATGAATGTTTCTTTAAAAGCAATTATGAAAAGGGTAGGACATGTAGATGAAAAAACAACCATTCGCATATATACTCATGTAACTGAAAAAATGGATAGAGAACTAACTCAAAAACTCGAAAACATTCCAAGTTAGCTTAAATCTGCCCTTTTTTTGCCCTTATATTTTTTACAAGCTTTATAAAACGCTTGAGAACACTGGCGTTAAAGCTTTTCTTGAATTAAACATATCATCATAATGTGATGGTTCAAATAACATCTGTACAATCAAAGGCTTCATGTTCTTAACAATATCATCTAAATGGTTATCTAAAATTGGTGACACTGCTTTTAAATCATTAAGAAATGGCTCCCATTTGCCTAAAGTATTATCTAATTCTTCTAATTTAGTTTTAATATAATTACAAGTTACATTAGGAATCAGGGACAAAAATTCTTTCTTTTTTACATTTAACATTTCAATTGCATGTCTTAAATTCTTACGTATTTTGGGAATTGTATTAATCAAATATTTTATTACATCAACAATTTTCGATGCATATTCATCATATATACTTTGAACATAGTCTGCTATTTTTTTAATACCATCATCGATATGGTCTTTTAATATTTTCATTTTTCTTCCTAAATAATTAGAAGGTATAACTAGACCCTGTACCATATTTTCGCCGCTACAATTAATTTGGAAATTCCCATCTAAAATTGTTGCATCTTGTTGTTTCATAATACTTCTAATTTCTGCAATTTGCCTACCATAAATATCATTTTGATTTTTTATTCGCTCTATATTCTGTTTCACTACTTTCAAATGTTTCATCATTTCTTCAGATACTCCATCTCTGAAGTCGTGATCTATATTTTTGAAAATTTCTAAAATTTCATTATCTATACTATCATACACTTTTTCTATAAAAGATTTTATACCTTTAAACAACTCATTAATTCTTTCTTTTAATGCATCCAATGCAAAATCAGGTAATAAGTGTTTAACAGCACTAATACTTTCTATTGTTTCATCTGCAACTTCTTCAAGTGAGTTTATTTTACTAATTAAAGTTCTTTCCATTTCTTCTAATTGAAATAAGTTAATCTTATCCTTAAATCCTTCTGATAATTGTTGCTTTCTATCTGCAAAATTTTTATTTTCATTTTCTGAGATGTTAAAACTTTCATTTAAAAAGATTACGCATTCTGCTAACATACCACTAGTTTCACCAGTAATCAGTTTACTCAACGCATCAAGATTTTCTAAATTAAGTTTAATTAAAGTTCCTCTTCCAGAACGTGCAATCGAATCCCCTGTCCAAACATTTATCGGAATTCGCCCATCCATATCTAATGTTATGTTAATAGTCTTTTTTACTTTTTTTCCATTTTTAATTTCTGTATCTTTTACCGACTTAATTTTGATTAGTGGTACAGTATCGTATGTGTTGTCTTTTCTATTTAACTTCCTTTTATAACCTACATGGCTGTCTATTAAAGCATCTAACCTGGGCACACCATCACTAATGTTAACGCGTTTTCCTGGCATATCTTTGATGAATGGATCTTGTAACCATGTTAATAAATCGTTGGTACTATTAAAACTAATCATATTATCAAAGCGTGGTCTAGCAAATTTCTGCCAAGCAGCATAAGGTACCATTGCTGGGTCAGTAGCAACAACTTTTTCATTTGGATGTTTCGCTCCTTGATATTTTGCTCCTGCACCGCCTTCCGAATTACCGCCATCCGCCACAATGGTTTTGTTTTTGTAATTATTTGGACTAACACCATATTTTTGTGTAAAGTTATACTTACTTAATTTATTAGCGTCATTTAGTTTGTCTCTATATAAATCTGCAAATTCGTCTGATTGCTTAAGATAATCCGTTGACTTATTACTATTATCCATTAATTTCGCATTTTGTAACCAATCATCTCCGATATCTAAAGATTTTAATGGATTATTAGGGTTTATTGCCTCATTAGATGTTCCTTGATAAATCATGGTTTGTTCACCAGTTGGTTTTCCTTTTTCATCCAACAATTCATAAATTTTTAAATCTGAGGCACCTTTTTTATTTTTATTTCCATTATCATTATATTCATCAACCTGCTTAAATCTTTTTCCGTTAACTGTAAAATCATTATCTTTATTGATGTCTTGATAAACCCAGTAACTACTCAATTCTGTTAAGTCTCTATCATTAATTTTATTCATCTTCAAATGCTCCAAACGACACTACTTTCTTATCATCAAAACGAGCTTTTTTTGTGCCAATAAGTTTATTTCCTAATTGAGTAGTTATAGTATTCTTGATTGGCATATCTTTTGTTCTTTCAATTTTCTCGGATAAATCTATTACATTATTTATCTTTTCTTTTCTATTTTTTTTATCATTCGTACTAAACAACGTTGCTACTGTATTACTATTAGCAGTATAATCTAACTCTTTTCTAGCTCGTTGCATACCCTCTTTAAATTCTTTATCATTTTTATGAATCAACGGTTCGTAATATTTACGATATTCTTTTAAGTTTCTTGATAAATATGTGATATAAAAGTATTCATTTTGATATCCAACGTTTTGTGTCTTGTTAATTGCCTCTTTTGTAAAGCCTGTATATTGATATTTCTTTTCATTTTCTTTGAAGAATTTATATAAGTTATCATACTTTTCTTTTTGCGCTCGATATTCAAAGCCACTCAGCACTGTACCCACCATCATACTCATATCATCACCATTGTCATTACTGCGCATTGATCCTTTTTGATGGATGGCATCTTTGTACAAAGGTAGACTTGCATTAAATACAATGCCATGATCTTCGCAATGCACATAAACTTCTACACCATCATCTTTACCTACAACATTTGTAGCTTTAACTTTTAGTCCAAAGTTATCTTTAAAGAATTGTTCACCTACTTTTTCAAATTCTTTACGATGCTTCTTCGCAAATTCAATCGCATCTTTTTCTGCAGGTGGTTGGA